ATGTAAATGTCAAACGGACTCGGTTCTTAACCAATGGATAGACCTCCATGTTGTTTGCAAACTCTGCTACTCTCGCAAACCACTCCGGTTTGTCAAAAGCCAGCGTCTCTCCCTCGACACTGATACTCCCCATCGTTTTGAACGGTGTATTTAATTTGTAGGAAACTTCAACGTCAGAATCCTTTGTAATGTATTTTAGTGCCGCATGAGCAAACTGCATCTGCTGCAGCTTCATCGGATTCAAAACCGTTGTCTTTTCTTCATCTGCTGCGACATCGTCCTTAACGCTATCGATGAACTCATCCATTGCGTTTCGCAGCTCCTCGTCTGACATAAACTTCAAGTCAAAGCCGTTATCCATTTGACCACTCCTTCAATTCAATTCTATCACAAAGATGCAGATTATCAAGGCAAATCAACCAAGGTTGCACACAATTTCAACCTCTCCAACTGCATTGTCGCCCAAGATATGTAGCAAAGAATTCGCAATCATGTTGACATCAATTCTCCCGTTAAAGCACAATGAAAAGCGCTTCATATCCATACTCTGTTTGGAAGCTGCTTCGTCCAACTTGGTAGCTGGTACATCTTCTACTTCTACTTCGGCATCCTCATCAGATGTTTTCCCATGCAGCAATTCATCCCACGCATCCTTTTGCGCTGTACTCATAGAGTGACCAACCGGGAACTTGATATTCAGCTTGTTCATTTGGATATGCCGACGAATCGTAAGTGGTTGCACTCCGAACATGGCGGCAAAACTCGTTGCGTTAGCGCCATAGTTTTCCATCATGTGTTTGAGATACTCTTCTTGCATTGAAGCCGTCAGTGCCTTGAAGTCATCCCATGTAATTGGCTGGTTCAAATTAACGGTCACAACTTTCCCATTCCTTTCCTTCCATTGTTTTTGCGTCATGTGGTCTGTTGACATTGAGCATTTCTTGCTCTTGCTTCCGCACTTGCGGTACTTTGCTTGCTGTGCAATACGTTTACGCTGCCAGCAATCATACTCAAAATCAGACATCATTGCGCACACCTCATTCTCTTCGAAACTTCGAACTTATCCTCAAGTTCTTTCGGTGTCCGTGCTTTTCCAAGCTTCTTAAACTCTCCGTCAACAAGCTCATACAGGAAATAAAACTCACGGCTCTCTTTACTGGTAAGAATAAAGCAGAGCTCATGCTCGGCATTATAATATCCAACCCAGACTCTTTCACCTTTGGGGTATTTGGGTTCAGCCAAGAAGCTCCACCGCCCTCTGCATCAAAGCATTGTGTTCGTTTTCTAAAGCACCCGAAATCACTTCATCTAAAAGGCTGTTAAGGATTTCGCCAACACGTCTCCCTTGTTCAATGCCGAGGTTCATAATATCTCTTCCGTTGATTTGCAAGTCTTTTAATGCGAAACACTGCTCCGCTTCTAAAACCTCAGACATAATGGAACCGAGTGCAATGCATCTTTCGATTCTGGACTCCTGTGTACCCTCTGCATGGGCAAGAATATCAGCCATCCGCACATCCAAAAACTGCGAGAACCGACGTTCACCGAGTTTATGCAGCCATTTGCGGACTGTGCGGGGTGTTGGCTCAATCATAGTGTCGTGATAAAGCACGAGTTCAAGAACTTCCTGCTTTGTCTTATTATCGAACCGCAGTCTATCCAAAACTTGTTCTGCAATATCATGGCTTGGTACCCCATGACCGTGGAAGTGCCCACCGTTTTCATCTTCAGTGTAGCATTGTGGCTTTCCGATGTCGTGGAGTAGTAAGGCTACCTTAACAGACACATCGGTACCCTTGTAGTTCGCAACAGCGTGGGCAATATGCTCGTACACAGTGTATTGATGATACTTGTTGTTCTGTTCAAACCCAATGCAAGGCTCCATTTCTGGAATAATCGTCGCAATAACATCTGAGAAATTCAGCAGCACATTTAAGATGCCGTCGCCGAGCAGCATTTTGCAAAGCTCGCCATTGATTCGCTCTGCAGCAATACGTTTTAGCATCCAAGCATCCTTGTGGATGGCAGCGGCTGTCTGTTCTTCGATAGAAAAGCCATAGGTCGCTGCGAATCTCAGCGCTCGCAAAATGCGAAGCGCATCTTCTTCAAAACGCTCATCAGGATTGCCAACACAGCGAATAATTCCTGCTTGTAAATCATCTCTCCCGTGGAAGGGGTCAATCAATCCCGCACTGTTGTACGCCATAGCGTTGATGGTGAAATCCCTGC